AGTTATCAAGCATGTACTGAATACCATTAAAATCGACCACAAGATTGTTATAACCAAAACAAACACCTCTCTCTGTAATCCATACCTCTTTAGCTCCTTCTGTTTTGGATAGCACACCAGATATATCCCAAGGTGCCATAAATTGACTTTTCTTGATATTCACGATACAGTCTGTTGTACATGCGGCCTTAATAAGATCTGTTTGTCTTGCTAGGAACGCTGGAATTTGTAATACATCGACACTACCATTTACCCTACTAATCTCCCCTATTGTGTGAACATCAGTAAGGATCTGAAGATTAGGAAGTTCTTTCCGCATCTCCCTAAAGGCTTTAAGTGTCTTATCTATACCAACACCACGAACTCCACTCTCATGACTTCGGTTAGCCTTATCATAACTCGCTTTGAATATGTAATCGAACCCAAAGCTTCGACACACACTTTCACACTCAGCCGCAATTTCCATGGACTGTTCAAAGCTTTCGTGTTGACAAGGTCCTGCAATGATCCGTGTCATTTACCCTTCTTTCTCATACGACGAAGTTTGGCATAAAGACTTTTAGTCTTACCCTCAATAATCCCCTTAATCACGGAACGGCGTACACGAGCGGTACGATCCTTTGCAATACGTTGTGCCTTCATAACCACCATCCTAACTTTGCTCCATTGTGTATAATAATCATAAAACATGTTGCGATATGTACAACCCACCAAAAGGTGCGAATGACTGCAACAGTGTTTGCTTGCGTGTCGGTTTCGCCGACCTTTTCACCAAGGGATTTAGCCCAAATTCTCCACACTATTATATAACTCCATTTTTGTATATATATTCCAATGCCCGATCTGCTTCAACTTGCAGTGGACGGTTGTTATACCAGTTTCCATTCTCTGCATCAAACTGAGAACACATCTCTGCAATCTGATCAGACGTTATAGGATAACCACGATAGCTTGCATTCCCCGCTGTCTTAACCATTATAGCATACATCTTAGAATACCAACCAGTCTCACTGATCGAAGCGTATTCAATTGCTAGGTTCTTAGGCCAGAATGGGCAGTCACGATAACCTGTCCAAGTATATTGAGTATTGTTTAGTTTTGATTTGCGGTGCTCTAGCACGGCGACTTGCATCTCTGGTGAGAGACGGTCTATAAAGTTCTTACTATCACGACTTTTGTCATATGGGTGTGATGCTAGAAGAGCATCGACATCAATAGGCCGACCAGTATTAACATAAAAGAAGCTGTTAGCGTTAGGGTAGTCAGCTGGTATGTAATACATACGAGACATGTCCTTAGTCTGTGCATCTCCAATTGAACCAAGCCACTTGTTGAGGGCATACCAGAAGTGATGAATTCTAGATTGCTCAACCTCTGTTTCAAGATCGAATACAATGCGAAACTTAGGATGTACGTCCGTGCTACTAGCAGTGCTATAAACAACGTAATTATAATCACCGTACTTAGAAGCAAGCTCATGTTCTAGGTTCCCTTCGAAGACATGATCATCAACATCAACAGCACCCCAACATCCCCAAGAAAGGACATTTTTGTTCGCTCTAGTTGTACCAGAAGTATAAACAGCTGGTGATATAAGTTCTGCATGCTTTTTCCCTTCGGATGGTGTCGTTGACAGCTTCCGCAATAGTTCAACAAACTCAGGCCAAGTTTGGAAGTCAATCCGCTTGTCTGTTTTGTTATCATACTGATTCTTGAATACTGTCAACGAGTACATATTATATCCTTATCTATACGTTAGTATAACACATCCTATTCTGTTTGTAAAGACTTTTCATAAGACATCTCATGGGGCAGTGGTTGCATATCACCCTCTTTAACAAAGACACCATCAATCATCTTGCCTTTACGATCTTTGATATCATCATAAGCAACCTGTAGACACTCTTCCATAGTCAACTCATTACGTGTCATGATGTTGATAAGAACAACCATCATATCACCAATGTCATCACGAATGTCTTGACCCTTGCAGATGTTATCAGACAACTCCCCTGCTTCTTGGATCAACTTCATATATTGATCTTTATCGGTACTACCCTCAATCAAGTTGCGATCATGGTGCCATTGCGCAATCTTATCGACTAGATTGTTTCTAGATGATTTCCAAATAGACATTAAACAATTCCTTTTAATACTTCGTAGGTATTTTCCCACGACTTTACTGCATGTACCACACTCTGTGGCCTACTACTTACCGCTACCGCAATATCATGGTCATTACCACCTAGTGCAGTCTTGTCTCCAAAGAAGACTATCTCTCCTTCAAAATCTGGTAGGATCTGAGCCTTACCACATCCTACAGGGGTGATATCCAATCCAGTGTCACCAGCTACTGTAGCTTGAATGTGACCCTTGAATCTATAGTTGAACTCGTCAGCAATTGCTTTACGTTCATTAGTCATCTCATCATACCAAACATAGTCTTGGCGTTGATAAGGTCCTGCACCACGACCAACCACACTGAAGTTACACAACCCAGGACGGTGATCAAAATGATTACCTGTCCTAACACTATACAACGATCCATGCAATCTGTCAAGCAAGAACAGGTTGGCTTCGTTAGTCAGTTTCCAATCATTTGTTTTGATACCAACTCCCTTATTATAGACATCATTACCAGAACACTGATAGACTTTTAGTTTCTCCCATAGGTCAAAGCCAATCTGATCTATGGTCATTTCCTTTGGAGATCCTGTGACCAATGTTGTATTATGGGTAGCAATCCAATTAGTAAAGAATTCTAGGAACTCCTTATCCATCTTAGATCTACTAGGTGTAAGCGTTCCGTCTACGTCAAATATGTAATTCATACAAAAAAGTCCTCTAATGTCATTGTGTCTTCGTGTCTCCAACCAATCGCAGATAGGATAGGCTCTAGGGGATCTAGGAACGTCTTCTCAAACTGCTTTTCATAATCGATGTACTTATGTAGTGCCATCTCTTGAGGTAGATATTGTGGAAACGCCAAAACGTTCTCTTTGAGTGGGTTGGGTAGACGCATGTATGCAAACTTGATCTTCTCGCCATTCTGGATTAACCCATAACGCTTGTTCAGCGAAAGACGTTTGATCTCGTTATTGTAAACCAACGCACCACGAACATGAATAGGACAACCTTTTGCATAAGGCTTATTCTTGTTCTGAGTGCTTGGAACTGCTACCCACTTATCAACATCGCTCACCCCACGAGGGAATGATACCGCTTCGGGTCCTAGAGTGTTAAACTCTTTACGGAATTCCGAAATGTACTGTTGAGTTGTTTGCTCAGTACCGTTGATGATTACATGAAAGATCTCTTTAAGTTTGGTTCGAACTACCATAGGCGTAGAAGATTTGATAGCTTCAATACCCATGATCTTAAGCTTAGGTTCTGTGTACTGCACACCTTCGTTGTTATGAACATTCAAGATGTACCGCTTCTTGGCAGTCCAAATACCACGGTCTGCAATCGCTTCACGCTCCATGTCCATACGGTTTGTAAGGGCATTCATGTGAGTAAACAACTCGGCGTATGAAATCTCTAGCTTCTTAACAAAATGCTCTTCACAGATCTTATCCAATCCTTTGACAGGATCTTTGAGATCTAGCCTATTGACGAGATCAGCAAACGAGACATACAAAGAGTCAGTATCAATCGCAATCACATAGTCTTTATCTTTTGTTTTGAGAATAGAATTCATCTCTTTGTTTACGGCTTTCTCTGCCCATAGAATGGACAACTGACCAGACAACGTAATGCCTTCTGCCATGCGCAAATCGTAGTAACGGAAGTAACGGTTGCCTAACGCACCATACAAAGAGTTCAATAGGATCTTAATAGCCATCTGTTGGTTCTCAAGGTTATTGATCAACTTCTCATCTTCGATAGAGCCTGTCTTCTCGAAACGTTTCTTGGCTTCGATCATCTTACCCTTAACAGCTTTACGTTCCGCATAGTAATCTACAATGATCTTTGGTAGGATGCCTTGCTTGTCTTTACGATATTGTGAACCGTTAGCCGCAACCGAATACTCGCTATTAGTTGGGGATCCATTCAAGTAACGTTCCACACCACCTTCTACCATACCAGGCATAAGTGTCTCTGGAGACATATTGTACTGCACAATCAGGTTAGGATAGAGTGACGCAAGGTCAAATGATACAACCCAATCATGAGAACCAACCATAGGATCTTTAACATACCCACCCGGATATGACATCTTAGGGTGATCTTGAACAGGCGGAACAATGATGTTGTCTTGAGCCAACTTACGATAAATGATGCTATCCCAAATGGCTGTAGTGCCGAATGTGTCAGATACGTTCACACCACCACGATATGTCATAGTCAGAACTAGAGCAATCAAGCCCATCTTCTCATCAATACGCTCCACAACTTGAACATCACGAATGTTATAGTCGATGAACTTCTGATAGTCATTCTTGTACAACTCGTGCAACGATCCATGCTCTTCATAGGACAACTTGCGCTCACCCAAAACTGTGTGTGCAATATGGTCTAGGGCATAGGACTCTTGTGTACCGTATGAGTAACCAAACTTCTTGAACAACTCCATGTAGTCGGCTTGTTGGATACCAACCAAATCATAGTATTGGTGCTCACGCCCCATGATGGTCTTGTTACGGTCATTAACCATATTCCAAGGAGACATCCGCTTAACTGCCGCAGGAGATCCAATACGAGCCAAACGATTAATCAAGTAAGGCACGTCAAAGAACTTGATGTTCCAACCTGTAATAATGTCAGGTGGGTTCTTCTCCCAATAGGTTAAGAACTTAGTAAGTAGTTCCTCTTCACTAGCACACTTGGTGTATTGTATGAGGTCACTGCCCATGTTCAATTCTGTCTTCTCATAGTCATAGTCACCAAGACCCCACACATGGTAGACTTGAGACTTACTTGATTTCAAAGCAATTGAGATAACAGGGAATAGCGCATCTTCTGGTTTAGGGAAGCCCTCATCAGAAGCAACCTCAATGTCAAAGTTTACTACGTTTACATGCTCTTTCTTGAACTTGATATCATTAGGGAAACGTTCAGTAACGAACTGTGCAATGAAGTTGGTGTTACCATAGATCTTGAAAGACTCAAGATCCTTGTACTTGTCACGAAAGTCCATAGCCTCTTTCATAGATCCAAAGTTCATAGGAGCTAGAGGCCAACCATCTAATCCACGACAAGGTGGGTTATCACGATCTTGAGATGTAATGTATAGGGTTGGTTGGAACTTGATCCGCTTGGTAATCGCAGATCCATTATCGTTATAGCCACGATATAAGAGCGTGTTGCCGTATTTGTTGATAGACGTATAGAACGACATATTTACTCCTTCAAGTTTGTTAGCTCATTATAATACAAATATGGGATAATGTCAAACCCCAAATGGTAAAAGGGGGCAATTAATGCCCCCCTTTATATTTAAAGATCTTTGGTATCTGTCAACATTAGATACTTAGCTTCTTCATGGTAGCCCATTCTAGCCAATTCGGATGCGGCACGAGCCTTACCTACGGATAGAAAGAAGCTGTTAAATCCGCTAAACAATCCACCAAGTGGTGCGTTAACGTAGTTCAAGATTGCAGTAGCCATTACACTGAACCTTTCAAGTTAGGATTTACTTCTTTGATGAATTCATCGCTAAAGTTAATTCGTTCCTTCAAATGGTCTACATTGCGATTAGCAATGCTGTAAATGTCACCTCTACATAGACCGATATCATTTAGGTCTTTTGTAGATAGTTTGTTCAACTCTTTAATAGTTTCACGAACTAATGATGCATGTTTGCGGTGTGCAGAAAGCGATCTGAACGCTTCAAAGATTGTTTCGATTGCCCGAATCGAAAAGCTATGGGCTGTTAGTATGTGTTGCATTGTTAGGTTTATCCTCTGAACCAATATTGATTTTTCGAGGACGCTGATCTTCTGGGACGAGAAAGTTCAATTTAATTGCTAGAATACCGTCTTGAATATCTGCTCCGTGCACTTGCACGTGTTCTGATAGCCTAAAGGTGCGTTTGAACTTCTTCGTGGAAATACCACGATGAACGTATTCACGACCCTTACTTTTGTGTTCTCCAGTAACAGTTAATGTCCGTTCATGCAACTCAATGTCGATACCCTCTTTACTGAAACCTGCGACTGCTAACTCAATTAGATAGTCACTCTCAGATGTCTTGAGGATATTGTGAGGTGGATAATGATCATGGGCATGTTTAGTAACATGATCCAATTCTTTAAAAAGGTGATCAAAGCCCACGAATGCGGCGGATGGAAATAGCCCTGTGGCTGTAGTGTGTTTGCTTATCATAATAGTTTCTCCTGTAAAGCAAGAATGGGTTAATAGCCAGAATAATTCTGCACTACGCCCTTATTTAGTCATTTAGTGTCTTCTACTTGTTGCCTATGTTGTACTTGGGACATAGTTCCCACTTCACCTTCTCTTTGAAGGGAATGATTTTAATCTGTCTTAATTGAGCTAGAGGCTCTACATTCTGACCAGACACGATTGATACTAATCCCCAATCGGACATCAGTGTTGTAATGGTATTTCGTCTAGCGAGATCGTTCTCTTCCAAGTTTGATTTCTTACCATCCAGTAAGAAGAGTTCTTTGAAGTGTACGATAAAGTATCTACCCTGTTTGTGTAGGATATGACAGGACTGAAACAGCTTGTTATCTTTCCTACTTGCCACACCGATACGAGTTAACGTCTCCCTGATCTTAAGGAAATCATCTGGTTCATTTAGAGTAATCTCAAGCATATGCTTGGGAGTCCACTCCACAATCTTAGTTTCTTCTTTTTCCACCCTTATTCACCTTATTCTTAATTATCGTTAATTGCTCAGGTGACAATAGAGCCAAAGTTTGTAGGGCGATTCTGTTACTATACCCATAATATTCCTTGACAGCTTCAATATCACTTTCAGTAGACGCCTTAGTCCACTTAGAAAAGCGTTTTCTTTTCCTTACTATATTTATAAGAAATTGAAACTGTAGTTTGCTGTCGAGGTGGTGGTTAACATTCATTTCATTAGCCACTGCTACTGTGTCTGGAAAGTAACTTAATGATCTGTTGATCATAAAAGCGGAATATGACTTCTCGGTCATATCATCTATCATGATGTCCTTCTTACTTGAGTTGATTGCGTTGAGCCAATCGAATGGACTTAATCCTTTACTCATTCGATACCACCATCAATGTTAGGCCACTCAATACGCTCAATACGACTTTCAAGATTGCTTCTATCAAGATCCGTAGAAGATCCTAGCTGTACGTCTCTGCCCTTGTAATACAATTGTGGATAGGTGGAATGGCCTTTTGGTAATGGCTCATTATGAACCGTTTCATATTCCATGTCCCAATCATCAAGCTTCTCTTTGAGAAAATGGCAATAAACGCACTTATCCTTGGTGTATAATACTAACATTAGACAAACTCCACGTTAGCCATGATCTCAGTCATACAAGCCACAACGTTTAGCTCATGATCTGCGACAAAGGCATTCTTATATTGATAATCGGCTAGGATTAGAACTAGTTGAGGAATTGACTGTGGGGAAACCTTTTCACCCATAGCATCGTAGATACCACGAAAGATAGCAGAAGCATCAACATCAATGTTGTTGACAACCCATGTACGCATCTTCTTAAAGTTCTTATCTTTAAGATGTCCTAAGAGATCATTATACTGACTACTAGTGCCCACCATCCGATTACTAATAACCAAGTGCCCACTCGTTCCAGAACGTTGTGCTTCGTTAAGAATCCTTCGCCAGTCGGGGGCGTGTTTAAGGATGATCTCTGCCGCATCTTTTGTTTCATAGGTTACACCTTCTGAATTAAGAATTGTGCCAAGACGACCTAAGAAACCTTCAGCTAGAGTAGCCATCTGCTTCTTAGACGTGTTGAATTCATAGACGCCACACCGTGAGTGGAGTGGTTCGATAATACGGTTCTTGAAGTTACATGTCAGGATAAACCGACAATTGTTCGAGAACTCTTCAATAAAGCCACGCAATGCTGGTTGCGTAGACTGTGGATTTAGATAGTCAGCCTCATCAAGGATAACCACCTTGTAGCCACCTTGCAATGATACGGACGAAGCAAACTGCTTAATCTTACCACGCAAGGTTTCAATGTTACCTTCTTCGGATCCATTAACTAAAATGTAATCCAAGTCTAGTTCATTACATAGTGCTTTGGCTACGGTTGTCTTTCCAAGTCCCGCTGTACCAGTGAATAGCATATTAGGCACTTCACCAGAGTCAACGATACCTTGGAAAGTATCTTTCAAATCTTTAGGCAAGATAGTATCTTTAATAGTCTTTGGGCGATACTTCTCTACCCATAAAAAGTCTTTAGACATTCACGTTCTCCATGATCAAGTTAATTCATTATATAGTATATTGGAGTGGCTGTAAACCTCTAGTTTACGACTTGCTTCCCTTCGCTTCATATGCTTCAGACAAAGAGATAGCTTGAATGGATTGGTCACGCAATGTGCCAATTGTAGAAAGCTCTTCTCCACGAAATCCACCACGTTGTACAATAGCGTCAATAACTGCGACTGTACTGCGTCCGATTTGAGCCATCAGGCTATATGCCTGAGCATGCTCGTCTGTAACAGATTTTCGTGTTACCTCTGTCATAGGGGTTGGGGTAGGTGTATTCTTGCTCATAATTTAAGCTCCGTATGTTGATGATTTTTCGAATGCAATCCAGTAAGAGATGCCAAGTTCGGCACAACTGAATAGTGAGATGTTCTTTGATGAGATAGAAACTTCATAATTACCTGGGATCAGTTTAAGATTAGCAATTGTTACAATGAAGTTAAATGTCGCAGTAGTGTCAAAGTCACCAACTACGTCGATAGAGTATACATTAGAAGTGGCATTCTTACTGTCAACAACAGACAATGTAAGCACACCATCACTACCTGTAATGGATAACTCTGTATGTCCTAGTGCGGATGCGGCTCGTTTAACACGACCTAGAGTGTCAGCATCTAGTGTGAAGTTTACGTCACTTGTTGGCATTACCACATTCTTACGTGGTTTAGTCAACATCTCAGGATCTGAATAGAAATACTTGATCTTACTTCTACCAGAAGAATCGCTAACGGTAAGATAGTCGTCAGAGAAATCTAGATTAGGAGTATCAACTAAGGACAACACCCCAAGGAATGAGTTCAAGTCATATACACCGAATGTAGTCGGGAAGTCTTCAACAATTTGTGCTGATGACAAGATATTAGTGGCTTCCGAAATTGTTCGGACAGTGTTACCCTTCTCAATGACCATGTTGGAATTGATACCAGCATAGTTCTTAAGGATTGATAGCGTGTTTTCAGATAGTTCCATCATATGGCTCCATAGTTATAATGTAAATTAGTATAGCTCAGTTAGAACTATATGTCAAGTAGTTACTTCATCTTACTGAAGTTTTTGTCCTTAAAGAAGGTTAGCTTCTTATCGAACTTTCCGTCTAAGATCTCTCCTTTATGTGAGATTACAAATACGTTTGTTTCATCTCCCAAACTATATATGATCTTCATTAGATTGTCAACCCCATCATGATCCAATGACGAGTCAAATGTTTCGTCAAGGATTAATAGGTTAGTGGATATTGAATTCTTCATCTTAGCAATCATGCGCCAAGTGAATAGTAGTGCTAGATCGATGCGTTGCTTCTCACCTTCGGAGAATGAATCGTATGAGAATGTGTCACGATGACGTGATCTGATAGTCTCACTGAAGTTCTCATCCAGATTAAAGTGCACAAAGAAGTCTAGAATTTGTAGGTACTTATTCACCAAGTTATTGATGATAGGCAAATACTGTTTAATGATCTTAGTCTTGATGCCTGTGTCTTTAAGCATCTCACTCATAGCAATGTTGTATGCCAATGTCTCATTATCTGTAAGACGAGTTTCGAATGCGGTTTCACGCTCTTCTTGTAGATCTACAAGGTTGTTGCGCTCCTTAGAGATATCACCATCTTTACCACGAATAGCTTCCATTTTATCTTGAAGATCTTTGATGTGGGACTGTAGTCTAGCTATCTCCCTATTGTTAGCATTAGTGTCATTTGTTTTCGAAGCAATTATCTGTACCTTTTCATTTAATACATTCAGCCTATCCTCAATGGTACGTGCTTCACTATTAGCCTTGGTCAATCCCTTTTTAAGTTCAACCGCACGGCTCTTAGCCTTTTTAAGCTTCTGCCCCTTAAGATCTTCGGTGATGCCCTGTTCACATGTAGGGCAGTTATCATTAGTATCAAAGAACTGCGCTTCAGCGACCACCGTACTAATCTGTTGACTAATAGTCGCTTGAAAATGTAACAGTGATGTCTTATTGTTGTTAGTAGTGGATAGACCATCGGATAGACCATCAGATAGGGATTCTATCTCAAGACCAATAGATTCATTCTCTTCTTGCAATTGACGAATAGTTTCACGAGACATATCAACTTGCTCTTCACTATCACTAATTTGTTCACCGCTTAGGTTCTCAACCTCTCGAATATACTTCTTCTGTAGGTCAATCTTCTCTTGGTATAGATCAATTTGGTATGTAGTCTCACGAATGTTCTCCTTGAGTTCAGAGTTCTTCTCTTTAACCAATCCGTTCATCTTAGAGAATACACCAATGTCCAAGAGATCCTCAATCACCTCACGACGATGTGCCGAAGACAACTGCATAAATGGTACGAATGATGACGAACCAAGCACAACGATTTGATGGAATGATTTGTGATTAAGTTTTAGGATGTTTTGTTCTAAGATCCGTTGGTAATCACGTGCATGTGATGACTGGTTGATCATACCACCATCTTTGTAGATTTCAAATTTAGTAGGCTTAATACCACGTACAACCCTAAAGTCGGTCTGCCCAATAGAGAACTCTACCTCAACGATACAATCCTTCTTGTTTATTGAGTTGACTAGCTGTCCCTTTGAAATGCTACGATGTGGTTTTCCGAATAGAGCAAGTGAGATACCGTCTAACATAGTAGACTTGCCTGCGCCATTATGACCAAGGACAAGTGTGGACTTAGTATCAGTAAAGTCTATCGTAGTCCAAGTGTTGCCAGACGATAGTAAGTTCTTATACTTAAGAGTTTTGAATACAATCATGCTACACCTATCATCTCAACGTCTGCTTCGGTTTCAATCCACAGTTTAGCACCACACGGTCTAGGGGAGTCGGGACGGTAAACCATCTTTGAAGATCCCTTGATATCAACTTCCATACAGTATGTGATATCACGACCCTGTTCTACTCGAACCACAGGCTTACTCTCATCACGTTTGTTATTACGCTGAATGATGTTCCTGTTAATGTGTATAATAGTTGTCATACTATTTCCAACGACTGAGCCTCAGTAAATAGGTCTCGCATGCTCATCTTTAATCGATCCTTGTCAAGTTCTGTTTCGACATTTTCGATATAGGCATCTAGCAATACAGAAGTCTCTTCAGCCGATATACCTTCATCAGATACTTTATCACCAAGAAACTCTTGAAAGGTCTCGGCAATCTTAAGATCATGAATGTCTCTGTTTTGTATTCTATCAACAAATCGATCAAATGTAAAGAGGTCAATCTTAGTTAATACGATTATCTTTACAAACTTACCATCTACTTGACTGAAGTCGTATGCGTCATACTTATCAGACTTATGAGAATCGTCATAATATATACGATGAAACAGAGTATGTGGATTACGCACTTCGGTAATCTCACGTGTTTCGGTATCTAATGTATGGAAGTATTTGTTATCATGAGCATCAGACCAAGTGAACTCTAACTGAGATCCAAGGTAATGAATGTTGTCTTGATTCGATTTGGTGTGGAAGTGTCCAGACATAACTAACTCAAACCTAGAGAACAATGCAGGATCCATACCTTTAGGGTTTACTACACCCTTCATCATATCAAAACCCTGTAGCTCTAGGTGACCACCCAAGATATCCGCCTTACAGTTTGCAATGAAGTCTAGGCTTTCAGCTTCGTTCTCATTACAAATCCAAGGCAACAATGCCATCTTCATACCATCATAGTCCATCACTGTAGGTTTATGTACAATGTGGATCTCATTCATATAGTGACCAAGTAGCTCTTTCAAGCTATTCAGTTCATTAGTATTCTTATAGAATGTGTCATGGTTACCACAGATGATGTCCATGGTAATGCCATAGTCTCTTAGTTTCGCAAGAAAGAACTGGCGATTACGATTAAGAGCATTGAAGTTAATGAACTTTCTGTTATCAAAGTAATCACCAAGATGCACGATATGCTTAATATCATGCGCCAAAAGGTGAGGAAAGAATACATCAGTATAGAACTTCTCAGCATTATTGAGAAAGATATCATCACTATTGCGCACCCCAAGATGGGTATCATTTAGAATTGCAATTTTCATTATAAATTAGTCCTTATCGTTTAGGAACTCACTAAGATCAGAATCGGCTTTAACTTCTCGCTTCTTACGTTTCTTCTCCGCTTTAACAAACTCTTTAACAACAGTATCATTCTCTTTGACCTTTTCGATACGATCTTTCAAGATATCAACATAGTTAGTACCAACCAACCTACTGAACTCTTCAGACATGTCTAGGCTCATAAACGCTTCAACGCCTTGAGTTGTCATAAATTTGTACTTAATGTCTTGCTGTTTCTTCTCTTTAGCGATCCGTCGAAGGAATGCATACCAAGAGATCTGAGTGAAGTACGCAAACGCATTGGGTTTACCTGTACGTGTAGCCGCCTCAATGTTGTAATTTTCAACTGCACGTAAACAATTCTCAACTGCATCCATAACCATCTCTTCACGGTAAGTGTACCGAATGAAGTTAGATTTGTGAGACAGTCCTTCAGCAATCTTTAGAAAGCATTGAGCAATGTAATTAGGAACAATAGGTAGTGCAACCTCATTGTCCTTAGCAATCATAACAGTCTTCACATACTCAACAACAGACGCAGAAAACTCTGCATTGTTAACGTAGTGAATACTAGCTCTTTTGGTTCGTGCCATTAGTGGCTCCTTTCAATTACAATTATTGTACCACATATGACACAGGTTGTAAAGCATAAAATAGTGAAGGTTTATTCATTTTAGGGGTTGACAGAATCGCTATTCCATAGTATAATAAAGGACCAGCTTCGAGAATCAGGGAGAGGGTATTAATGCATCTTATCTTTGCGATTCTTTAAAAAGGAAATGATGTTATCTTTCTCTTCTTCTGTCACTACAGACAAGCTTTCCTCTATAGATTCCTCAACAGCCTCTTCTAGATTCATATCTACTTGAAGAAACTTAACTGTTTCTGTGTAGTTATCTATAGTCTCTGGTGCGGGCTGTGCATCAAGAGTGATGTGTCCAGCATTCAAAACCATAATCATATCATGTTGTACTTGTTGTAGCATCCACGGACGCATAGAGCACATACGATGCTCATCCTTCATCACATAATGTATGACTAGGGCATTCTTAATGACAATCTCATCAGATTCATCACTGTTCCAATCTATTACGTCACAGACAATCTCAGACCCATCTACTAGCTTAAACTGTCTTATATCACTCATTGTTTTAGTTCCACTTCATATATTTTGTGCTTAAATGATTCCCTTGCGTATATCTTAACACGTTCTGCCGAATGTAAAAGGGTGTAATTCTTTCGGCTCTTCCAGTGTAAATCATCTGCAATATCATATAACTGTGTAGTCGATCCATCATCTGAGTTACGCAGTCCACGTCCGATAGACTGTAGGACTTTAACCTGTGACTTAGACGGTGATGCAAACACAATGTTATGTAGGTTACGAATATTGATCCCTGTAGAGAACGTACCTAAACTTGCTACAATGATTGCATTCTTTTGTGTTTCAACGATTTGCCTGATTGCTTCCCTATCATTAGTATCTACCTCACCAGACACAAAGAAGATCTTACGCTTACTGTGTGCTTTGTTCTTTATTAACTCATATAGTACTTTACCATGCTTTTCAACATATTGAAAGAGAACTAACGTGTTCCCATTCTGATCTAAAGCTAGGTTAGTGATTAAACGGTTTCTTGCTTCATTTTTTACAATAAAGTCTAGTTCCGCATGGTAGTCTTTCTTACCCCAAGCTTTTCTAACATCTTCTGGATATTTAAGCAATAGAACCTTAATATCTAACGGTGCTAGTGTGCTATCGTCTTGAAGCTTCTTGGTGGTTGTAACATTATATATACGTCCAAATAGTCCTTCTAATACCAACTTGTGTGTTTTAGTTCCATCAAGTGTACCTGTTGTACCAAATCTATACTCAGCTTCTCTACTCTTATTCATGATGCCAGTAAGCGACTTGGATTTAAAGTTGTGTACCTCATCTCCAAAGATGGTGCCGAACTGTTCAAACCATACTCCAGGTAATTTGTAGATAGACTGCCATGTCGATACGAATACACGTTGGCTCATGTTCATCTTAGGTTTACCAGAATAGATCCTGTGCACTTCCTTCTCTACATCAAAGCTCTCGTCATAGGTTGAGTAGTCTTCGAAATCTGCATACATCTGTTGCACCAAGGATGTTGTGGGAACAACAACCAACACCTTCTTAGTGGAGTTCTGTAGCATCCACCGCATCAGCATATAGATGATCAATGACTTACCAGATCCTGTTGGTGATAGTAGAATGGCTCTTTTACGATGAACAGCCTCTACCATTGCCTCTAATTGGTATTCTCTAGGAGCAATCTTATTACCCCGACTTGTTAACTTTAGTCCTTTTACGAAGTTGATTAGATCATCAAAGTCGATATCATTAACCGAGTCAGGTCTGCCATAGTACGAATCGTGCTCAATTTCAATCACATAGCCACGTGCTTTGGCGAACTCTTCTACGTATGAGAACAGGCCAATGGGCAACTCGCATGACTGAGAATTAAAGAGTCGGATCTTTCCATCCCACATCTTATTCCTATACGATGGTACGAACTTGTATCCTGGCACATAGAATGAGAAGAAGTCAACTAATTCATTTGCTATTCCGGGTATTGTGTGTACAAGACATACAGATTGATTCTTTTGGGTTATTACTAATTTATCCACCAGCTTCGAACTGCCTCCATTTAATCATGTTACCAATTGTTTGATGTCTCCAATTGATATTAGTAACGATTTCCTTAAGTGCTTCTACGTTAGTCTGTCGCAGTGTGATTAGTTCCACAGTCTTTTGGATATCAGTGTCAGCATCATAGTAGTAGTCCATCTCCCCCTTAAGAACTTTAAGACCATTGAACGGATCGTATTCCCAACCCAAATCTTCAATTTGGTCTTGAGTTAGCTTACCATTATAGTAGAGCCACTTTTTCTTTAACAGTGATTTTTGCGAAAGTTCTGCCTTCTTCAACTGCAACTTGGCAATTGATAGAAGTTCTAGATACTTTGCATGTAGTGTTGGTGAATTTCTACTAGTCTCATCTAGGTTGAATTGCTCAATAACACTATCGGTTTTCCACATTTCCAGAACAGTTTCTAGGTTCATTATCAAACTCCATAATCATTTTATATACCTTATCTATACGATATCAAAGTAGGTAAAACTGAACGATATCGGTGCAGTGATGTATTGCACATCCGCCGCATTAGCAGTTAAGTTTACACTCCCAAGCAAAGTTGGGACGCAGTCTCTGTAGATGAATTTGTTCGTTGTGTTGTTGTGGCTAGACAGTATGGACAGTGTAATGTCGGCTACTGAAGAAACTCCTGCATTACTTTTGTCTTCCGCACGAACATCTTTAGTCTCAACCAAGCGTTCTAACCATGTGTACATTTCTTTATAACCACTCATGTCCTCATCTAATAGGATCTCCATAGTCAATTCGTCATACAGGATCTTATCACCAGCAGTATGAATTGCGACACGACTATACTGCACCTCAGTCTGTGCTACAGATACTGATGGGTGTACTACCGATTGGACAAAGAACTCAAGGTTAGGATAGTTTTTCCTATTGATTGATATCTTGTATCCAGTTGGTTGTAAGAAATTCTCGTTCTTGGTTAAAGTTGCCATGGTCTTTCCTTAGAATTGTGGGACAGCTAGAGCATCGATGTCGAAGTTTACGCTAACTCCACATCCACAACTACTCTTAGCGTTGGGGTTATTGACTTCAAAGTTGCTTCCTGTGAGACTTTGCACATAGTCAACTTCAGTGCCAATTAGAAACATAACACTAGCTGTGCTAATTACGAAGTTACCAGACTCACATTCAATGACTTCATCTTGAGGGTTTACTTCATCCGATTGCATTGTACCCCAATCATACTCAAATCCTGCGCAACCACCACCTTTAAGGTTTAGGCTAATCGCATAACAATCGTTCTCAATACAAAGCCTACTAATCTGTGCATCTGCTTTGGGGGTGACTGTGCATATAGTCATATAGGTTCTCCTCTTCATGTCTATTTATACTCAAAAATAATGCTTGACTGTGCATTTCGAATCATATATAAAGATGGTATATCAACAAAGAAAGAGATCGTCATGCACACGAAAAACAGTTATTTCTTTGAGTCAAAAGAAGAAGCGCAAAAGTATATGGAAGGGTTTAATATGCCAAATACTGGACGCCCTGATCGTGACACATATGTAACAGGACCTTTCGATCATGATAGCGGTCACCAAGTTGGAGACCCAAAACGTCAAGTCGGGTTTGCTGTCGAAGTTGAAATCTATAAGTAAATTGCAAAAAAAAGGCTATCGCCTTAGTTGATACCTAGAAGCGATAGCCAGTAATGATGTGGGTGGGGTTTGATCCCCACCCTTTTTGTTATGTTTATGCAGAAACCATGATGTTGTCTACACGGAAGATTCTGTAGTATTGGTTAGTCTTAGCAGTTGCCAAGCCATCACGTCCAGAAGCCGCACCAACGAATGGGTTAGAAACCATGCCGTAGCGTGTTTTGAAACCGATTTTTGGTTGGAAGTTATCTTCACCAACAGCCCGCATCATTGTAAGCGGTACGTATGGGCAATAGAATACACCAGCATCGTATGGGTTTGTGCCTTTATAGCCTACAGTTACGTAGTCTACTGTTGCATATGGATCGATGTACACTTTTGTACGTCCGTTAAGAACACCAGCAAACAAGTTACCTGTGTCATCTACGTTCAAGTTAGCCGCAATAGCTGGAGCGTAATCCAACATGCCAGCCGCCGCTAGTGCAGAAGCAACATCAGAAGAACACATAACTACGTTACCTTTTCCTCTACGTGTTTCTTTAGCAATTGCGTTTGCTTCACGTTCGATTTGTACCATCAAACCTTTAAACTTCTCAGCAGACCAACGACCATCAGCATCTGTGCTCATGTTGAAGATACCACGTACTGCAACGTTAGACTGTTGTGCACCTGATTTAGCTTGTGAGTTGATTGTACGGATTACTTCACGGTTCATTTCGCTCAAGATTTCAGTTGACAAGATGTTTGCCAATTCTGTTTCAGCATCCAAACCATGGATTGCTTTCAAGTCTTGTGCTAGTTCTAGTGAGTACTCAGCTTTCAAAGCACGTGATTTTGCAGTCACTGTTGCTTTTTCGATTGAGAAGCCCATTTCAGCAAAAGCGTTACCAGCGGCATCGCCAAGTGCTTCAGCAGAGTCTGTATCCATTCCGCCACCTGCAAGTGCAGTCAAACGGTCTGAGTCAATTGTTTTCACATCGTTTGCGTTTGCAACGTCAAGACCTGATGGGCTTGATGGTTGTGCGGCAGAGTTCTGTGTACCTGAGAAGCGTGTATCTGCTTCGTTGAATAGAGCCTCTGTACCACCTTGTGATGTGTACTTTGACTTCATTGCGAAGATCAAGCCTGTTGGACCTGACATTGGCTGAACACCAGCAAGGTCATATGCCAACATGTTTGGAGCGGCACGACGAACTAGTGAGATCAAGATTGGATCCCAGTTTGCTACGTTTGAGCCTGTTGAGTTAGTCGGTGCGGCTTCAGTCAACTGACGCTCTTCAAGAAGAGCCTTTTCAGTGTTTTCCAAAAGAGCGGCAGTTACCGAGCGTTTGTGTGAGTCTGTAATGGAACCAGCAGTTTCTTCGTTAAGAACTGGCGACCATTTTTCGACTAGGTTGTCGTATGTATTCATTGGAATAATTCCCTCTTACTTTGTGGATTTTCTGATTGCAGAAAGGTAGGTTTGCATCACGTCTGAAGTTGCTTCGGAGATTGCATCAGATGCATCGTCTACAGTTTCTTCTGCGATAGTGGATTCAATTGCTTCTGGTTTGAAATTTGCTTCCTTCACGATTGCAACTTTTTCTGCAAACGATTCAGCATCATGGAATTCAAAACCTTCAACTAATTTAGTTAGTTTTTCAACTTGGGTATCTGCCAAACCTTTAGATGCTTCAGCAATAACTGCTTCACGTCTAAATGTGTCTAGCTCTACAGACAATGACATTGCTTCTTCAGTGCGCTCGTTAATTGCTGTTTCCAGTTCTTTAACTTGCTCAGATAGATCGTCAACTAGGTCAACTTTCTCATCTGGTACTGCAATGTAAGATTCGGTGAATACGTCTTTCAACTTCTCCATGAATCCTTCTGCGATTTCTGTGCGAAGTCCTGATTGAATGGCAACTTTGTTGTCCTCAACCCATGACTCAACTACATAGTTTAGGTAGCTATCAACTTGTTCAGCCAATTCAGCTTTCTGTGTAGAAAGTTCTTCAGCTAATTCAGTTGCATAAGTTTCTTCCAGACGATCAATTTCCTCTGTAAGCTTGGCTTTAATAGCAGATTCAAAGATAATGCTGGTTTTAGTCTTGAACTCTTCGGAAAGAGTTGCTTCAGACTCAACTAATGCATCAAGCTCGTTAGTATAGTTGAATTCTACTGCACTAGCTTCTGCTACTGCGGTTCCTTCAGCGTCTACTTCTTCGCCCATCATTTTACTGTAAGACGCTTGAAGATCTGTTTTCTTCATCTTCGAAATCTTACCGTACATTGCATTAATCATTCCAGCTTTGGTCTTTGGTGCCGCCGCCTGTGTTGTTGCTTTTGCGGCTTTATCGACAGAGTCGACAGAGTTCGCTTCAGCGTTTTTTGGATCATGAGCTTCTTCCACAACGTTCTCGTCATGGAGTTCTGCATCGATGATCTGAGTTTCTTCAGACATGCTGTACTCCTTTACATGCTTTTTGTTTTGAGTAACGAGAGGAAATTCTTAAACTCACGTGTTTGAGCCTCATAGAGGTCAGCACGTGGAGCCTTCTTAATCTCAGTCTCCATTCTTTCAATTTCTCTTGCTTCGATTACGCCGTTATTCCAAACCCAGTCCACACCTTCCATTATTCCATTTACGAAAGCTTGCGGGGCGGATGGATCTTGTACAATATCAACTGTATTTAGAATGAAATCGTCTTTGACCATTGTTACGCCGTTTCTCTGTTCGAGACTACCCATACCACGAGTTGACACACCTAGTTGAACACCACCATCCAGCAGACCTTTTACAATCTTACCCATAGGTGTATCCAATATTTGCGCCTTACCCATCACATTATCACCAGCCCATTCGAGCGTAGTGATTAGATGGGATACCTTGTCTAAGTTAACAGTCGGACCTTCGGGGTGATTTAACTCACCAACTGCTCTCTTAGTCATTACTTGATCCGTAACGTATTTATCTACTGCCTTCTCCATTATGGCTTTAGGGTAGATACGCCCATTACGGTTTTTTGATTCAGCCATTGCAAAGATACCTTCGATAACATACGATTTCTCGCCCTTATCGTTAGCCTCGACTATGCATTGCACATCGGTCTCAGTATACTCTGTAATTAGCTTCATCGATTTATCCTCTAGGAATAGAAATAGAAGTTAGTTTAATTCCAGCATTTGCTGAAAACAATTCTTCTACAGATTTCTTTGGAATGATACACGTATCACCACCAGCCAATGTCATTGAACCAATGATAGTGTTATCTTCCTGTTGCAATGTAATCAAATGCGCAGTAGTTGTTGTGTTCACACATCTAACCAATCTAGCACTACCTACGGTGGAGCCACTTGCGGTTAATGTTGGTGAGGCAATTTCTGCACTCAATGGTTGATAATATTGCATCTATCTTATCCTTTAACTCTTATACTGTTTGACGAATTCCGCCCCAGCCTTTTTAGCTGTATTTAGGTCACGGAATGTGTCCAACTTGTCATTGTCAACGTAGGTAACAAACTTGTTTTTTATTTTGTGAACCATTACGCTAATACCAGCAATTTTGGTATCGAAGACATGTTCGCCCGGAGGCATCTTCTTCTTAGCTTCACGTATCTCTGAGAACGACTTCATAGATGTTACCCTTTGTTTCAACTATTATTTATAACAATTAAATTCTCTATTTGTTCTCATTATCAATTTCTTCTACTTCTGGCGCATCAATCTCGACCTCAGTAGCGTCATTATCAACTGCAACATCTTCACCACCATTGTGAATAATATTAGCAACTGCAATCTTCTCAGCATCTAGTGCGTCACCAATCTTTGCAGTCATCATGTCTTGGAACGTTGGTTCCGCTTTTGCAAAGTCTTTGACTGCCACTTGATCAATGAAGTTCGTTAGTGTATCGTTCATTTCCATTATTTATCATCTTTCTTTTGTTTAGGATCCTTGGGATCTTTCTTAGGCTTGTCAGTGTCTACCCTTGGTTTCTCTTCGGGTTCGTCTGGCACTACCTTGACTTCAACTGGCGCAGGTTTGGGTTCGTTATACTCTTCATCCCCATCTTCATCTGGCATAGTCTCGCCATCAGCTTCTTCCTGCTTCATTTGTTTCTTCATCTCTTCCATCTCTTCATCAGATAGGTTCAAGACGTTCTTAAATACCCATTCCTTAGAATAGAACTCGCCAACGTACTGTTGTGTCATATCTAGGGTCTGTAGTCTTTCTCTGACCAATTCTGCATTGCGAAGTTCTGCAAAATGGTTATCAGACACATAGTCAACAACCATCTCGTTACGCCATGCTTCCCAATCTTCATTAGTAATAGTTCCTTTCAGAACAAGTTGCTTTCTAAGGATCTCTAGGAATAGTCCAGAGAAGCGGCGACGAAGTCTATCGATGAACTTCTGAAATTTAAGTTCGTCACGGTTGATCTCTGTGGATCTACCTAATAGCCCACTCTGTTGCTCTCCCTCTAGTCTTGAGGCAGGGACATTCAATGATCTATATAGACGTTTCTGGAAGTAGATAATATCATCAATCTGTCCAAGGTTCTCTCCACCCGGAAGTGTAGAGATCTCTGTACCACGACCACCTTCACGTCTTGGTAGCCAAAAGTCTTCCAACATAGACATATGCTTGCGGTCATCTTTAAGCTTACCTGTATTAGCATCGTATACCAACTTATTGCGGTACTTAGTCATAATGCCCTTCATGTACTCTTCTGACTTACCACGTGGCATGTTGCCTACGTCAATGTAGAAGATCCTACGTTCTGGTGCACGTGCTAAACGATAGATGACCAAACTGTCTTCCATCATACGCAATTGGTTAATTGGTTTTAGAGCTTTATGTAGATATGAAACAACCTTCTTACGGCTCTCATCTAATAGACCAGATGTCACATAACTCACACTGTCTGGTGTTAACTTAATACCGTTGACTGTTTCTCCAGGTTTATCCTGATAGATGAAGTGTTCGTCAACTTTCTCGACGATCTTTGCACCTGTTAGTGGATCTTTCCTAGTCTTTACTTCCTTAACCTTACGGATCTTGGTAGCATCGATAGCACGTACTTCTTGAATACCTGCTTTTAGATTTGATTCATTTACAACTAGGTGGTGATACATCCGCCCATCGATATAAAAGCGTCTGAAAATGTCATGTCCAAGATCGTTGAACTTAAGCATACCCAATACGTTATCAAACTCTAGTTGGATCTCTTTCTTAATTTTATCTGAAGCTTCGACATCATCAAGAACAAGCTTGACTGATAGTCCCTTATCCTCAATGGTAACTGCTTCGTTTACAATATCTTCGATAGCCGCATCGACTTCGGGATGCATAGCAACCCCACGATACTGCCTAATTAGTTCTACGTTGTCTTTGGATTCATCACCGTCTAGGTTTACATATTGACCGAAGTGAGAACCAGATGCAGTAACGTATCCTGCTCCATCATCATCCGTTGGTGGTACAATGGAATCAAGTTGACTCTTAGCCGCCGCTTTACGTGCGCCAGCTCTACGAATCTCGAAGCCGAATAATTTAATGCCTTGATTACTGTTGTCTGCCATAGTTTCTTTCCATTTAAAAGTAAGGTAGAGGAGTTTCCCCCTCTACCTTGTTATTTATACTACTATTAAGTAGTGGTATTTGATTCCCAGTATTGGATTTGGAATTCAACAGGGAACTCCTCAATCGCACCAGTTGTATCATAATTCAGATCAATAGCACCTACATTGGTTGGGAAACAACCACGGAAAGTGTATGATTTGAGTACTGTTTCGTCACGATCCAATTGCTCAACAATAAGATCAGACTGATAGTCAGCAGGGTTAACAATACCAGTGTTAGTTGTGTGACCGTTAATACCGTTCATCCAACGTTCCATACTGTCACGAACACCGAAGTCCGTATCGTTAATGATTGTTACAGTCCATGGTTCAAATGTTCTGTCGCCAGCAATTTGTAATTGTCTACCTCTGAATGATACAGGGATAGGTGCAATCACAGATGCAGGTAACTGAGCACCCTTACACATGAATGATGTTTGTTCGACGTTGCCACCAGCATAAGCAGGGAAGTTGACTGTTACCTTAAATAGGTTAGGTCTAGCTCCACCACCAGCGAGTTTGGCTTTAAAATCGTCTACTCCAAGAATAGCCATTTAAATGTTCCTTTCTACTCTACTTATACCGTGCCTACAACTTCTTCAAACTCTACGCCGCTACGTACTGCAACGAAGTTAAGGGTGATGAAGTTGATGGAACGTGCTGGTTTGATGAAAATGTTAGCGATAAATTCGTTACGATCAATAACAGACGATGTGTTATTTGTTTCGTCACAAACTACCTTAAAGTCTGTAAGACCACGGCGACCTTTGATTTCTCTTAGGACTGGCTCTACGATGTTAACAAATTCTGCACGAGTGAACTCATCATTAAGTTCAAACATTACGTTTTTAGCCGCTTCGCCAATAGCTCTCTCAACTACGAGGAACAATCTGCGAACATTGATACGATCAAATGCGGATGGTCTACTCATGTGTGTCTTATCACCAAAGAGTAAAACACCTTGACCTGGAATATTGCCAACAGGGTTAATGCCTGCTTTATACAATGTATCACGTTGCGTTTTAGTTGGGTTGTAAACAGTAGATGTAACACCTAAGTATTGACCACGTCTTCCACCAGCTGGTGAGATCCATGGTGCACCGTTTGCATCGGATGCAGACATAATGCCCGCTGTAGATGAAGCGGCAGGGATGCTAACATACTTATCGTTGTACTTGTCATACACTTTCAACCAGTTACAATCGACAAACAATGTGCTGTCGTATGTAAATGTGTCGGCTGTAGCAGTAACATTTGTTGTGATTGTAGTTGAGTTGTTTACGCCAATGATGTCACTACTAGCAGGACCTGCAACCACTACGCAATCTTTACGCAATTTTGCTGTTGCAACAAGATCGTTAACGACTGTTGTTTGGTCTGCACGACTTGTCATACCCGGAGCAATCAAGAAGTCTACTGTAACCGTATCAACGTCTTCGTATAGATCGAAGCTTGATGTGATATCTCCAGCAGTGAAGCCACTTGATGTTACGCCACCTGATAGGTCATATGTCTTAACAGCAGGTGCTGATAGGATGAAATCTTCTCCACTATCTGCTAGTGTGCCTGCACCTACATCTGTAAATGCTGTTTCAAATCCAGCCATCCAAACATAGTTTGAACCTGTGTTGACGATGTCTTTAACGTAGTTAGTTGAGCCATCTGCGTTCTTAGCACCAAGTGCCAAAGATACGAATGGGTAAGTTTCAAGAACTGCGCCCTTTGATCCAAAGTTACCATCTTTATCGATAACCGCAATGTGAACCTCATCGTTCAAAGCGTTTTTGTCTGCCGCATGTGCGGATGTTCCGGGTTGACCATCAAAGCTAGGTTTATAAGCCCAATTTGTGAATGATGCTGTGTGTGCAGGACATACTTGAATTTCTAATGCATCCCCAAGCTCACCTGGGTATTTTGCAATGAATGTGTGACCGTCTGAGTCACGGCTTGCGATTTGGGTGTCCCAATCTTCTGCGTTTTTGATTATTGGGTTGTCTGTAGTGGCGTTAACATTATCGTGTGCATTTCTTGCATTTGATGTGATAGAACGTGTTACAAACAAGTCTGAGCTATAACGTAAGTAGTATGCCGCAGTGTGAAAGTCTGAACTGAAAGCATCGTTAGGTGTGCCAAATGTAGCCGCAAGTTCGGTCTCGTTAGAGATACGCTGTCTTGTTTCTACTGGACCCCAACGGAAGCCGCCAACTATTGCACCAGTTGTAGATTGTACGTTAGGCACTGTGCCTGACAGATCTACTTCTTTGATAACAATCGCTGGACTTTGGGATGGTGTTCCAATTGCCATGGTTATTTTCCTTTTGAAATGATAAGTAATACATAATGCGGTGGGATTTCAAGGTTACGCTGTTATTTATAAGAAAACTATTCCTAGCTTAAGTCCCACTTATCACTTACCGTTATCCCCCAACCGAATCTTTCGTGATCTATTGGTGGTGGTTGATCCCCCACACCATCATCCACAAACCCAAATGGTAAAACGTCCGCTTCAATATCAGCCATTCGTTGTTGAAACAACATGTCTTTGAGATTGATATCCGTCATATCACCAAAGAATGCACTAGAAGCAAAATATCCAAACATAACAAAGTTCATCACAAGATCGTCATGGTTGCCGTTAGATGCTTCAAAAGAGTTGCCTCTAGCCTCAAATGTGGAGATCTCAATGATGGTCTGTTCGTCCACAATATCGAGTTTGTGGTTCTCAAGGATGTCTTTAAAACCAGAACAACCAATACGTTTAATCTTTCTGTTCATCTCAATGCCGATACCACTACTCTTTGTAGCACTTTCGACGTGCATATTCTCATACTCTAGATCTTGGTATAACCCTTGACACACCAAAGACCCCTGATCATTACTCTCTACTATCACGTATGCGTTGTTATATGCTGTGGCGAACTTAAAGATAATGTCTGGAAACAGAATAGGTGAGATCCTATTATTTCTATAGACAGCCACTTGTCTGAATGGTACTGTACTAATATCGATCATATTGAATGTCGAGTAGTCTTGACCTCTGCCTTTAGCTACGTCAACACAACAAATGTATTCATGACCCTTTACGGTTTCTTCATATATTAGACAATCCCCATTAACTCTAATGGGGTTCTTGGCTCTCAACTTCATCAGTGTTTCGGCATCGATTAACGTATCACCTGTACCAAAGAACGTATTGCCGTACTCTTGGTCAAACTGTAATTGGCTTGTGTTGTTGATCGTCTCTTGTTTCCACGCATCATCACGACCCGGAACATCCCACCAATCAACTCTGAACGGTATGAATGTATTGGTTTGTTGTTGAGCACCTTCCCAAATCTTATGGAATACATTACCAATGCCGTTAGCAGTGGATGTAATAATAACCTTGGTATCCTTACCAGATGACACAACAGGATATGTTGATGTGTAGAATTGAGCATCGTTCTCAACGAATGCAAACTCGTCAAGGAACAGTAGGTTGATAGATAGACCACGAATAGAAGATCCGCTTGTAGCAGACGCAAGGATCTTAGAGTTGTTACTGAATTCTATTGAACCTTTGTTAAGTGCTTTAGTTCCTGGTTGTAGGAAGTATGGTAGGTTCTCTAACATAAGAGTAACACGTGCCAACATCTCCCTAGCAGTAGCACCTTTGTTTGCTAGGATAGCAACGTTCTTCTCTGTGTGGAAGATAGCATACCATAGAATGTACGCAACGGATGAGATAGATTTACCAGATTGCCGACAGGCCAACACAATAGAGAAACGATTATTGTTGAAGTGGTCAAACATCGTCTCTTGATATGGATACAGATCGAAGTTAACTAAGCCTCTATCAAGGTGAATAACCTTACAGTAGTTCTTAGCAAAATACTTAGGATCTTCCATACACTTTTTGTACTCAAGGATCGTTTCCTGAGACCATGGAGCTATTACCCCATCCTTCTTGACGTTATTATTGCCAAGGTAGCCCTGTTCTTTATTCACCATCAGGCGTAATGTCAATCACTTCTGTGGGTAATTCTTTGACATCCTGTAACATACGTTGAAGATCTGTACTAGATCCGATAAAGACATTGTTATTGGTTGTTCCAGCACTTTCAATAGCTGGAGCATCACTCTTCTGAATATCTTTATTCTTCTTATTAAGATCCATAAGCTTGTCGTTAACATCAGCAACGTTCTTGATCATACCAGACAACACTTCATAGGCACGTGGATGTTCACTTTCTCGTGCAACTTCCATCATCATGCTTAAGGCATCTTGTCCCTTTTCGATCAGATCGTAATATGTCTCTCGTGACTTATCATAGTCGCTCTTGATATTAGTCTCATCCGTCATCGCTCGTTATTTCCTCATAATTATAAGTCTTAGTAAATCCATAGTCAGAATCATACATTGGTATTATTGTGGGGGTTGTTGTTGTCGTAAGTACCTTAGTACCCTTTTCGAGTTCGTATTCCATGATAGACTTGGTAATGATTTCGCCATCATCGATTGCACCTGTGAAGCTAGTCTTAACTTCAAAGTCCATTACATATTGTACTGACTGTCTTTGTTCTTGTTGACCCTCACCCTCATTGACAAACGCCACTGATTGTAGTGTAATTGGAACATCTTCTTTGATATCTGGATAGTCTTTGTACGGTCTCATAGTCACAGTGTATTGTGGTGCAAAGGTTGGTATGATCTGTTCTACAATTTGTAGAGCATCATCCTGATTATTTGCATAGATCCCAAGAGAAAATGTTACAATGTAGGGAACTGATTGTTTTACTTTGGCACGTTTACTGTTGTCGTTTACTGTCGCTTGTTGAAGTCTAGCGTTAGTCTTAGACAACTGTCGTGTCGCATCATATGCCATTGAAGTCATCTCAAAGGTCATGCGTGGCAACTTTATAGCAACCGAATCGTCAACACCAAATTCACCCACCTGTTGTAACCTAAGAAGAAACTTAGATCTAGGAGAGTATGCCAAAGGAACACGAACTGTGCTTAACACTTTGCCGTTCTTGTCCGTTCTCATTACATGGATCTTTGTAAAGAGCGAACCGAATATAGCTACTGTTTTGCGTAGTCTCTCGTGATAAAAGTAATCATTAAACATTAGCTTGAAAGTCCTGTGCTTTTACTGATTTCGCCAAATGGATTGCCTTCACTAAAGTCTAGGAAGTCCTCTATCTCAGTAGCAAATTCGAAGTTCTGTTGATCTACAGTATCTTTCTGCGTAGAGCTAACAATCTTAGCAGTAGCACCTGAGTTTTGCCCAGTGAGATACTTGCCAGTCGATGGTAGTGCGAATGATCCCAAGTTGTTTGCTGAACCAACATGAATAAGCGATAAGATTTCGCTACTGTCATTGTATGCCGCAACTTCGGCTGTCAAAACACCACCGTCTGATGCGCTGTCTTGGTTAACATATTCGCCAACAAGAAACGGTTGGAATAGCTGTGGATCTGATATTAGAATAGATGGTGGGGAAGTATAGAAATCTCCACTGTCCACAATTGTTATTGAAGTAAGTTTACTAGTAGCACTGTCTAGATTTGGGTATCCAACTGCAACAAAGTCAATCGCATTCTTACTTGGACCTAAGATCGTAACAGCAGGTACAGATTGATATCCCTGACCACTATCCGTTAGAGTAACCGAGTTAATTCTTCCGTTTAGAACTGTTGCAGTTGCAGTTGCCGTAGTGCCAACACTAGATGCAATTGTAATAGTAGGAGTAGATCCATCCTCATAGTAGCTTCCGCCACTATCGATGTTAATTTGGTTAAGACTGCCACCATTCAAAATAGCGATTAGTCTTGCTGGTTTCTTAGCTGTTGTGGGTGCCGAAAAGGTTATGGAAGGAACTGTTGTGTATAGATCACCACTGTCAGTAAGAGTAATGCTTGTGATACCTTGTAATGACATTATGAAATACTCGCTGTTGCTGTTGCGGTCTTACCACGATTAACTTTAATATCATATCTGTAAGCATTATCAATCTCTATTTGATCGATATCCGTATTACCTGTATCAATGTCTTCGTCATTGTATTCGAACAATTCACAACGGAGTTTAAATGTTGGTAGGTTGTTTAGCTGATAGAAAGGCTGTTCGTGCTCAACGTGCATGATCTGAAACAGTTTGCCTGCGAAGGGAGTAAATATAAGATCGCCTTCTGCTGGCCTATCTGTCTTAATCTCGTTATCAAACTTACGTACTGTTTGTTCCCAACGTCTTTTGGCTACGACAAGTGTTACACTGTCTCTGATCTCTACACCAAACTTACTGAATAAGTCGCCTTCACCGTCAAACCCATCATTGTTCTCCACATACATCTCAAGTCTGTAACTAGAGTTGAATGAGGATACTGGATCTTCTTTAAACACATCATCTACGTTCACTAGATCACGTGGCATGTAATACATGTCCTGACCATAGATCTGCAATGCTTCGATTGTTAGATCTTCGTAAAGAAGTTGTTCTGACTTATGACCATCTGAAAAGTATAAATTGCGCATATTAACCTACAAAGAATTCTACAGGGAGTTCATGCTCTAGTCTCATATCCTCTTCGAGTTTCAATACTTCTGCGTTTGCGGCCTCTAGTATAGCCAAGCCATTCATCGTCACACCACCAGGCAATTGCATACCTTCAAACTTACTAAGGTTTTGCCCCCACTGTTGCTTGACCAATGCAGTAAAGTATGCCTTAACAAACCTGTCGTTATACACTGATGTGTTTGCTACAGGATCTACAAGTTGAGTGCCTTCTACAATAATGTATTGGCCTTCTTTAATATCTTGTGTTTCAAACTCGCCATGAATGTATAGCTTACTTTCGTATTGAGAGTAATTAACCTGTGGCATTCCGTTTAGTGTTTGGTCAATCATAGCAATGTGCTGTTGCATCATTGTATAATATGCCATGTCTCCCATGAACTTACCCATGACTGCAAGATCGTTCAACCTAAGCTGATAGCCCAAAGAGAACATTCCGCTAGAAGAAGCCCCACCATTGATTGGGAGGACTCTTTTCACAAATAGATAGTCGGATGGGATAGGGATATATTTGTTAGTGACATCATCTGCCGTAATAAGATACTTTAGATAGACTGTCTTAGTCGCATCAGAGTGGTACTCTTGAAAGTATTCAAGAGCTTCGTCCAATCTGTCTTCTACTTGATCCTCATCAACATTAATTTCGAGAACAGGCTCACCCAATCTGCGCTTTGCATAGTCAATTAATGTCGATCTTGAATTCGGTTTTGCCATCTAACTCGTCCCATGTGTAATCCGTTACTTCTATTTATACTAATTTATATCTCCAGGATAGCGTTGTGTCCACATTGTAAAGCTATATTTCGTTCCCGAAACAAGTTCTGTACACTCATGACCGTGTGTGACCATGCCCGGAAACAGAATCATCTTACCACAAGGTACATCATCGTTGTTAACACCCTGTCTTGGGTAGATCAAAGACGCACCTTTATAGTCATCATTGAGCTTAACGGATCCTGTAACAAGAGAGGCATCATTGTGCAAAGGCAAACTCTTTTGAGTGTCCACCGAATATCGCATAACGAATGCATCACGCATACCATACATCTCAATAGGGTGCCAAAGCTTCTCTACGATTGGTACGATATGTTCTTTCCAATGAGCTTCTAGCTCATTCCACAATCCTAGTTCTTTGACACGGATCTCATATGCTGGAAACTTATCTTCTGGCATAGGTGCCCACTTGCCGTGGTTATCACCCATTTCAATCAAACGATCACACTGGCTTTGTGTCATGAAGTCTACAACCATCATGTCCTTTTCAAGCATGTCAACCTTACCGTGATGGGGGATGAACATCGGAGACTGTGGAGTTGTTCCTAAAGCGGTTTTAGGTTTAGGCAATGCCTTTGTGTATTTGGTGTGCACTTGGCTCCATAGGTTATCAAACTTTACTTTAGCCTCAAACCCACCGTTACCATGATATAGACAAGGAACAGTATTCGTGATTGGGTTCCATAGCTCATTATCTACGTCTACTTCTGGCTCGTGCGTTTGGAAGATATATTGTTCATAGTCCAATCCTACAGAGAATTTAGTAGTATCGTTTAGCCAGACACGTTGCATGTATAGCTGATCATCATCATCATCGTTAAGTCGTTCTCCAAAGAAGTCTTTTAATGCACCAACCCTACCAATGTATTGTCCACTGTTGAGGTATTTGTAATGAAAGAGGTTGGGATCTGGATGTAGGCTTTGCATGCTCTCGTCAGGCCAACAGCTTGCTTCTGCCCCGAATAGGATCTCTACAGAAGCGTCCATATATCGTTTAACGATCTCTTGTAGATTATTTGTAAAGAATACGTCATATGCATCTGTGAAGAGAAGAATATCGTTTTCGGGCAAGGTGTCAAGATAGTCTCGCACCAAGTTAACTTTATGTCCACCACCAGGGCCTTGCATGTCTGTACCAGCCCAATCAACATTGGTGCCCAAGTTCTTAACGTCAAATCCCATTAGTGCCGCACTGTCATTCAATGCTACACATTTAGATCTATCCGTACCAACCGTAACCGCATGAACCTTGAAGTTTTGGAACCAATCGTCATGGCTTTGTGGCTCAATGTCAGATCCAAGAGCTTCTCTACTAATCTGTGTCGCAATCTCTATTTTGAGTGCTTGTACGTTATGTGTATTTACCTTCTGAGCCAAGACCTCATCTACAGGGATGATCTTTCTGTGGAAACCACTATTAATAAGATCATGCGCCATTTCAACAGTTAGCATATATGCATGACCGTTGTATGGATAGCAAGGTTTAACTAGGTGTTGATTACCACCTTCTGTGACACCAGTTTCGTCATTCTCGTTGTGACCCAAGTATAGTAGATCAATGTTATGCTCATCCATCCACTCATGATACTCATTCTCTTTCCACTTAAATCTGTCGATCTGGACATCGTCTTCAAAGATGATTGTGGTTTCGTTTAATTCAACTACCTTCTGCCACGCCTGATAGTGTGATAGGAAGCAACCAACCTCACCCTTTGTAATTCTACGGTTCTTGAATGGATCACGCCATTTGTGATTAACACCAAATTCATTGTCTACCATACGTTGGTGATCAATGTCATGACCATCAATAGCAAATACGAATTGATAATCTTCCAACCAACCACATTCGCCCATAAAGGATCTTTTTCTGTCAGTTCTTCGATTTAGATTAATAACTAGCTTGTGCATAATGATTCCTTTTCAGTGTTATATATTAGTCTCTGTAGAGATACAAATCAACAGGGACGCAGATCCGTAGTTCGGAGTAGTAAGGGTTGACGTGGTGATAAGCGAAACTTGGGAAGATCAAGAAGTCTCCTGTCTCAGGTTGATGATGATGTCTGTTAAACATTGCATTGAAATATTCGTCATACCCCCGATTGGCATTGGATCTAGGATCGTGTAGCACCAAGTCGCCGCCCGAATTTTGATCTTCTGCTAGTATATAGAACACGCCAGATAAGTGTGCTCCCGAATGATTGTGAATAGTCATTGAATAGTCTTTGCCGTGACCAGTAATCCAACCCTTTAGCTTGTAGTTGTCCCAATCCTCAATAGAGCAATCAATAGTACTCTTTAGGTAGTCATTAAAAGCACTCTTAACAGTACTATTAAAGGCACTCATAACAGCACTCTTATCATCCAATATGTTATATCCACCCAAATCGCTAGGTGGTTCGTTTAGATTGTATGTGCTAAATATATGTTCCACTAAACCAGTGGTGTCGAACTTTCCTTGACCCATCTGTGTAGGCCATAGATTATGGATATCCATCTCACTTCTTTCATCATGTTAATATACATCTATATATACTAGTAATAACACTTGACTCTATGTTTCGGGTATGCTAGAAATAGGTATAACAAATGAAAAGAGAGAATCACATGACTATGATGAACACAGTACTTGACCAAATCAATCGTATGGACGCTTCAGAAATCAACCGTGTAGTTGAAGCGATCAAATCTCGCCGCAACTCACTGTCTTATGCCACAAACGCTACCTTGCGTGTTGGCGATATTGTCTCTTGGATGCGCCGTGATGGAAGCACTGTAACAGGATCTGTTAAGAAAGTTAATCAGAAAACAGTTATAGTAAATGAACGTAATAACCCCAATGTTTGGAAAGTATCTTCAAGCATGCTTACTCCACTGTCTATAGGTGGATAATGACATTTGACGAATTCTTCGACTTCTTGATGAGTGAAGAATGTTTTAATGACTGTTCGGTCTCCTTTATTAACAATAGAGGAGAACAACAGTACATAGAGCATGACGATTTATTTGCATATAAGGGCAAGGTGGTTGATCTTTGGTTTAGTGGAGATGATACGATTAAGGTAGAGGGATATGAACGTATCCAACCTTATGATGGGACTATCCATATATTCTATGCTCCTACAAATGCTCCTTCATTTCCTGTACATACAGACCCTATAGATATATACATCGAATGCCTTGATGGGCGTAAGATAATGGAAATTGACGACCAATACGTGATGATAGAAAAGGGAACGAAGATCTTTATTCCCGCAGACACACCACACGTTGCGCTCAACTCAGAGAAAGCATTGACATTAAGCTATGGCATTAACGACACAAACACATTCGGTAATCTACGTAAAGACTACTGAAACTTGTAATCTTAATTGCAGTCACTGTTTTACTTCTGGTATGAATGGGCGTAAGATCTATTTTGATCATGTGAAGACTGCAAATTGGTGTAACGAACTCGACACTGGCTCTAACCAGATCCATTTAGAGTACCATGGTGGAGAGCCTATGCTTGCTCCCATGGCACACCTACGAGAATTCCATGACATCACTAAAGCTCAATGGGGTGATCGTGCAACTCATGGTATCACAACAAATCTTGTGTTTAAGCTTACCGAAGAGAAACTTGCATTCTTTAGTGAAATCATTACAGGTGGCAACATCGGCACCTCATGGGATCCTAACATTCGTTTTACTAACGAACATCAAAGGAAGATGTGGGAAAATAACGTTAAGCAGTTGACAGGACTTGGGCATCGTGTCAAGTGCTTTATCTCTGTATCTAAGGATGTTATTAAACTACAACCGTTGGAGATTGCTGATTATATGGAGTCTCTTGGTGTTGCTGAGATCTCTTATGAACGACTTACCCATGATGGTAATGCCACAATCAATACGGACATCTTTCCTCATAACTCTGAACTAGATGCTTGGTGGATGTT